GCCGAGTGGCTGATCGAGAAGAACGGCTATCTCAGCCCGCTCGACGCGCGCGCCGCACGCCTCAACACCAACCTCAGGCGCGCCGCATAGTGCAACCGCGTGTCCAGGAAACCGGGTGCGATACAATCAGCGATCGAGACAGCCGGTCGATCTTGTACACGACGATGACATCGACGAGGTCCTGCTCGATGTCAGCAAGCAGCCGCTTCAGCGCAGGGCGATCCAGCGTGCCGCCGGAGAAGCCGCCATCGTCATATCGGTCCCTGACTAGTGTCCATCCCTCGGCGCGCTGGCTGGCGACATAGGCCTCACAGGCCTCGCGCTGCGCATCGAGAGTGTTGAACTCCTTGTCCAGGCCCTCGTCCGTGCTCTTGCGCGTGTAGACCGCGCAGCGCAGCTTCTTCACGGAGGCCGGCATGACCTCGCCGGCAGGCGCCTTCCGCCTCATGCTCCGGGTCTTCCCTTAAGACCGAAGAAGGTCCAGCCATTCCACCGCGTGCCGGTGATGTGCCGGGCGATGGCGGAGAGGGAGCGATAGGGACGCCCCTCATACTCGAAGTCATCGGCGCGGACGATGACGACATGCTGCACGCCGTCGTGCTCGCGGATCAGCCGTGTGCCCGGCAGCGGCCGGCTGTCAGCGCGGATCCGCCGCAGCACCATGTTCCCGCCATCCAGTTGCTCGCCCAGTGCCTCGAGGCGTGCCCGGGTCTCCGGCCTCAGCCCGCCATAGGCCAGTTCCTGGACCCGGTAGGCAAGCCGGCTGGTGATATAGCTGCGGCTGAACGGTGGCGGCTCCTTCCCGAACAGTTCCCGCCATTGTTGCTTCAGCTGCGCGATCGGCGCCGTCTTCAGGGCGGCCAGCCGCGGCAGCACCTGCGCCGGCGGGATCTTCGGGATGGTGGACGCCGGCGGCGCAGCATCGTGCTGCCTCGCCTTCGCGGTCGATCGTCTGGTCATGCGACTCCCTTTCTCATGTGGTTCGCATGACGGCGCTGCCTGGCGGTCGAGTGTAGGCGAATGTCTCCGCGGGCCTCGACCTGCGCGGCATCACGCGCGAGATCCTCGGCAGCGTGGCTCCTCAGCCGCAGCAGGCCGCGGGCGAAGATGTCGCAGATCTCGCGGAGGTGAGGCGCAAGATGATATTTGATCGGTGAAGGAGGCATGTCGATCCACAATCGTCCTGCTCTCCATCTACCGATCGGGATCCACAATTTTCCCACGCCGCGAGGCACGGCTTACGCGGACTTGCGCTCCACCTCCGGCGCGAACACGCGCCACACCGCCTTCACCTTCTTCTTGAGGGTGCTCTCATCGGGGACCTTCCGGCCCTCGGCGTCGAACCAGTCCTGCAGGCGGCGGACCAGCCCCGCCTGGTTCTCGGGCAAGCCATCGAAATACAGGGTCCTGCAGATCTCGACCCAGCAGGCCTCCCAATCATGCGTCGGTTGGGCACCGCGCGGCCGCGGCGTCAGGACGACCACCGGTGACAGAACTGGCCCATCGCTGGCCGACTGTAGCGACTGCGCCGCCTCGAACCGCTCGAGTTCCGCATGGCGCACCACCAATTCCTGCGCGGGGACCTCGACAGGATCCGCTTCCCCGCGCGGCGTGCGCAACTCGAGATACTCCCCGGGCTCGGCGACAAACCGCTGCACCCGATGCGTTCCGCGCTGCACGATCGTCCAGACGTCGTCACCATGCAGATCGACCGGCCCGCTGAGCAGCCTCTCGCCCTGCCGGATATGCTGGGGCGCGCCGTCGGGGGTGTGATCGATGATTCCCTCCTCGGCGAGCAGGCCTGTCGCAACGAAGGAGATGGCTATCTCCCGCGCGACCGCATAGGCGGCGATATCCCAAATGGACAGGTTCCACCGCTGGGAGACTTCTTCCAGCCGATACAACGGCTTGCGACGAGCGCGCACGGCCATCACTCCCTTCGTCAACGAAAGCCCTGGGCGCGCATGCGCCGATATGCCAGCACGACCCGTCCCATGTCTCGCCGCATATCGGGCGGCAATCGCGCTGCCTCGACGAACAGATCGTCGAGCCGCTCGCCAAGAATGGCAGCGGCGCGTTCGATCAGTTCGTCGCGCGGCGGCTTCTCATGGTCGCGCTCGATGCGCGACCAATAGGCCGGCGAGACGCCGAGCCGTTCGGAAAAGTCATTGAGCCCGATGCCCAGCGCCTTGCGCTTGGCGCGGACCACCGCCCCGAAGCTCATAGCGCACCCTCCTGCATCAGGCCGTAGCGCGACAGGCGCACGGCGATGAACCGCTCCGACACACCGAAGTCGCCCGCGAGCGCCGCCAGAACCCCCACGACAGCATCCGGCGGATTGCCCACTGCAAGAATTGGACTGCCGGGCCGACCCTGGTGCGGGCCGCGCGCGAGCCGCAGGCCTTCGCCCCGGGCATGCGCGAGCAGCCTTGTGTGCAGGGGGACTGGCGGGGCGAGCAGCGCGCCCATGAATTCGTTCGCCCGCACCTCGGCAGCACCTCCGACCCGATAGAGTGCCGCAGGATTGGCGGACACGGCTCGGAACCGGCGCGTCGCCGTGTGCAAGGCCGCCGGCACGTCGAACAGCACGTGGCCGAACTCGTGCGCGACCGTGCTGCGCTCCAACTCGGGCCGGTTCGCGGTCAGCTCGGCATTGACCGAGACATAGGCGCAATCCGGCTCCTCGGGATCCGTGTCGCAGACGCCGAGGATCTGGCGATCGGCCTCGTCCCGCAGCGGATGCGCGAGATCCCAGATCACGGCAACCGAGCGCCCATTCACCTCCACCCGCTGACCGGCCTGGAGCAGCGCCGGCACGCTGACCGCGAGGCTGTCGGGCTCGACGCAGATTTGACGCCGCACCTGAGCAGCAACGGCCCGGATGGCGCTGACGGAGAGCGCGCGCGGGGCGCCTGTCCCTGCGTGGCAGGGATAGTGCACGACGATGGGCATCGGACGGGGATCCTATCGGGTGAACGAGTTCATCAACAGCATTGTTCTTATTACGTTCGCTGCCGCCCGTGAGTCCAGCGGCGCGTAAAGGAGGGGGTGCGGAAATCAGATTTGCGCCCCACCAGACCCGCGAGCCCCCACGAGGGCCACATAACTCATTGATTTTGTGCCAGTGCGGAATTGCTCCGCCGGCATTCGCACCCCATTCGGCCCCTTTCCGCCTCGTGGCCCCTCGGCGCGGCGTGGTCCGGTCTGTCCATCGCAGCACCACCTGGACCGAGGATCTGACCTTGCTCGATCAACAGCACGCCGAAGCGCCCGCCGGCCTCAAATGGGATGATCATCATACGCGGACGGCACTTCGGGCCGCCGACTGCCAGGCAGCACGCTGGGTCAAGCACGGCCGGCGCGGGCGGGCCGATTGCGAGGACCTGCGCCAGGACATCCTGCTCGCCATCGTGGAGCGGGCGCGCCACTTCGATGCCAGCCAGAGCAACTGGGACGCTTACGTCACCCTGTTGGCGCGGCATGTGGTCTCCGATCGCATTCGCGCCGACCGCCACCCGGCCCGGCTGAGCTTCGTCGCAATCGACCTTCCCGCGCTCGATGCCGTGACGCGACTGACCTCCTGCACATTGAAGGAGGCGGATGGCGATGACGCTGGCATCGCGCGTCGCCTCGACCTGACCGCACTCCTCGACGACCTGCCGCCAGCGCCGCGCGAGATCCTCGCGATCCTGATGGTGCACCAGGGCGACGTGCCGGCCGCGCAGCGCGCGAGTGGTCGCTCCTGCTCCGCCTTCTATCGCGCGGTGGAGGAGTTGCGCCTGTGGCTGCGCGCCGCGGGCCTCGGCATCGCAACGCACCCCCGTGGGAAAAATCGCGAACGCGATCGGTAGATACCAAGCAGCAGGATCAGTTGCCGAAGGACACCCTCGATGAATGTCGTCGTGAACCATCCGATCGTCACCGCAGCGTCGGCATCCTCCAATGCGCTGGCCTGGCTTGAGCCCGTCGATGACGCCAACACGCTATGCGATCGCGTCACCGCTGCCTCGCCGGGTGACGCCATCACCTACTTCATCGGACTGTTGGCCCGCGACCGCGATCGGCTTGCGTCACGGCTAGACGCGGAGCAGCGCGCCGAGCTGGACACGCTCGCCGACTGTGCTTGGCGGCTCGCGGATGCCGGTTGGGTGCATCTGGTGCAGCGCCGTGTCGGGCCGGAATGCTTCGCCTATCTGGTGATTGTACGCCCCCGTCCGCGCCATCAGCGGCAGCGCGGCGCTGTTCTGCTCGCAGCGTGATACGCACCATGGGCAAGTTCTCTCGTGACAAGGGCCTGCGCCGTGAGCGCGCCATCGTCGATCTGCACCGCAAATGCGGCATCCACGCCGAGCGCGTCCCGCTGTCCGGCGCGCTCCGCTATCGCGGCAACGACGCCGATGTCGATCTCTACGTCCGCGGCGCGCTGCCGCTGAAAGCCGAGGTCAAGGCGCGCGCCAACGGGTCGGGCTTCAAGACCCTGCTGGGCTGGCTCGGGACCAAGGATGCCCTGGTGCTGATCCAGGATCGCACCGTGCCCCTGGTCGTCGTGCGGCTCGACGCCTGGCTCGAGGTTGCCCGGCGCAGCGCCCTGCTGGGCGAGGCCGATGGCGATCGTGAACGGGACCAGCGTCGCCGTTCCGCCGAGCAGGGTCTGCTTCCGCCGACCGATGCCGTCGCGCGTGAGGCCGCATGACGCACCGCCCCACCTTCGCCCGTCGCCTGCATCGCGCGGCCGGCATGGCCCGCAACGCCCTCGGCGGTGCGCTCTTCGCCGGCGGCGTCCTCGCCCTGTGCTGGGCCGCCGGTCTCGCCTCCGTTCCCTGAGCCCATCGCCTCGGAGATCCCCACGATGAACAACCGAACCACCCTCGCAGAGCTGCGCGCAATGGACGCGGCCGAGGCCGCCCGCCTGCCACCCGCCTATCTCGCGCTGCTGCTGGAGGATGCCGCGGCGCTGCGCGCCGACGCCAAGCATGTGTCGGACCTGCTGAGCGATGCCCTGCACCGCCGCTACGGTGCCGTCGCCATCGAGCGCCGTCAGGCCGAGGGCAAGGACATCGGCCGCGTCCGTTTCCTCGACGCCGGCTTCGAGATCACTGCCGACCTGCCCAAGCGGGTGGAATGGGACCAGGCGCGGCTCGCCGGCGCGGTCGAGACCATCCGGGGCTGGGGCGAGGATCCCTCCGACTACGTCGCGACGGAGATCAAGGTCGCCGAGAGTCGCTTCACCGCCTGGCCGCCGAAGTTGCAGGCGTTGTTCCAGCCCGCCCGCACCGTCGGCACCGGCCGGCCGTCCTACACCCTCGAACAGAAGGACGTCGCTTGATGGCGCACGAGCTCCGCATCCAGGTCGCCATCCCGCTCGATGGCGACGCCATGGCGCGCGCCAAGGACGTTGCCGCCTTCGAGCCCACGCTCGACGCCTTCGCCGAGGCGGTGGCGCGGGCCGGCGGCGACATCGCGGTCGATGTCGTGAAGGTCAAGCCGCGCGCCACGAAGCAGGAGGCGCACTGATGGCGATCTCCCTCGCATCCCTGCGGCGCGGTGGCGATGCGCGCCCGCCGCGGCTGCTCACCTATGGGGTGGCCGGCGTCGGCAAGACGCTTTTCGCGACATCCGCGCCGCGGCCGGTGGTGGTCCAGACCGAGGACGGGCTCGGCACCATCAGCGCAGCCACCTTCGGGGTGCTGCGCAGCTTTGACGCGGTGATGGAGGCGCTCGGCAGCCTCTACACCGAGGCGCACGACTTTGAGACGCTGGTGGTGGATAGCCTCGACTGGCTGGAGCCGCTGGTCTGGCAGCACACGGCGCAGACCCACAACCAGCCGGACATCGAGTCCTTCGGCTACGGCAAGGGCTACCTCGCTGCGCTGGATACCTGGCGCAGCTTCCTCGACGGCGTGAACGCGCTGCGCGATGAGCGGGGCATGGGCGTGATCCTCATTGCCCACGCCGAAATCAAGCGCTTCGACAGCCCCGAGACGGAACCCTACGACCGGTACCAGCCGAAGCTCCATCGCAGCGCTTCCGCGCTGGTGCAGGAGCATGTCGATGCCGTGCTCTTCGCGAACTACCGCGTCAGCACACTGAAGTCAGACGTCGGCTTCAACAAGAAGGTGGTCCGCGGCGTCAGCGGCGGCGACCGCCTGCTGCACACCGCCGAGCGCCCTGCCTTCCTCGCGAAGAACCGCTTCGGGCTGGCCGAGACGCTGCCGCTGTCCTGGCCCGACCTCGCCGCCGGCATCCCCTTCTACGCGACGCCGCCCGGCGCCGCCTCCGCCTCCACCACCGAAGCCCGGAGCTGACCCATGGCATCCCTCAATGGCACCTTCGACGCGACCGAGGTCGCCCCCGCCGTCCCGCTCGAGGTGCTGCCGCCCGGCAAGTACCTCGCGCATCTGATCGAGAGCGAGATGCTGCCGACCAAGGCAGGCGATGGGCAGCTGCTCAAGCTGGTGTTCGAAGTGCTGGAAGGCCCCTCGGCGCGCCGGAAGATCTTTGACCAGCTGAACCTGGTGAACCGCAACGAGCAGACGGTCGAGATCGCGCAGCGCACGCTCTCCGCCATCTGCCATGCGGTCGGCCAGGTCCATGTCAGCGACAGCGAGCAGCTGCACTTCAAGCCGCTGATCGTGACGCTGAAGGTCGAGCCGGCCGGTCCCGACAAATACGGCGTGCACAGGGAGGCGCGGAACAAGGTCGCCGGGTACTCGGCGGCCAACGCCGGTGCGGCGACCGGCACCGCCCCGCGTCCTGCCACCCCGGGGCCGCGCCCGGCCGCCGCGGCACCTCCGCCGGCCGCCCGCACCGGCGCGGCAGCGACCCCGCCCTGGCGCCGCAATACCTGATCACCAGCCGGCAGGCCGCCCGCCTGCCGGCCTCACTCCCTCGAACCAGGATCAGGTCATGGCCGCCCTTCCTCCGCCCGCATGTCCCACCGTCACCGCCATCTACGCGGCCTATGAGGCGGCGGCGGATAGCGGCTATCGCGCGCATCTCGGCGCGTCACTGATCGGCACCGAATGCGAGCGGGCCATCTGGTATTCCTTCCGCTGGGCCACCCGCGCCCGGCACACCGGCCGACTGCTGCGGCTGTTCGACACCGGCAATCTGGCCGAGGCTCGCTTTGTCGCCGACCTGCGCCGCATCGGCGTCACCGTCCTGGACCTGGATCCCGCGACGGGGCGCCAGTGGAACCTGCGCGATGCCTCCGGCCACTTCGGCGGCAGCATAGACGCCGTGGCGATCGGCTTGCCCGAGGCGCCGGCGACCTGGCACGTCTGCGAGTTCAAGACGCACAGCGCGAAGTCCTTCGCAAAGCTGAAGGCCGAAGGCGTGGCGGCCTCCAAGCCGCTGCACTGGGCGCAGATGCAGGCCTACATGCAGCTCGCCGGCCTCGATCGGGCTTTCTACCTGGCGGTCTGCAAGGACACGGACGAGCTCTACCAGGAGCGCATCCGGCATGATGCCGAGGCCGGGCTGCGCATTCTGGCCAAGGCCGAGCGCATCATCGGCACCCCCCGGCCGCCGGCCCGCATCAGCCAGGATCCCGCGTGGTGGCAGTGCCGCTTCTGCGACCACCATGCCGTCTGTCATGCTGGCGCGGCGCCGGAGCGGCATTGCCGCTCCTGCCTGCATGCCTCGCCCGTGCAGGGTGGCGACTGGCACTGCGCCAGGCACGCAGCCCCGCTGGACCGGCGCGATCAGGAGGCGGGCTGCGCGGCGCATCTCTACCTGCCCGACTTCGTGGCCGCCGAGCAGATCGACGCCGGCGAGGATTGGGTCAGCTATCGGCTGCCGGACGGCACCACGTGGCGTGATGGCGTGCCAGCCGCGGCGCCGCCCGAGGTGGCCTCCCACCTGCCGTGCCGCATCTGCCACAACACGATCTATCGCGTCGGGCCTGGCAAGGGGCCGCACATCGCCGAGCTGATCTGCACCGGCTGCGAGACGGGCGGGCGCTGGCTCAGCAAGGTCGACGCCGTGGCGATGGGGGTGGCGGCATGACCCTCTCGCTCCGCCCCTATCAGCGCGCCGCCATCGAGGCGCTCTACGACTACTTCTCGGCCAGCAGCGGAAACCCGCTGGTCGTGATGCCGACCGGCACCGGCAAGAGCCTGTGCATCGCCGGCTTCACGCGCGAGGCGATCGCCGCCTATGGCGATACCCGCGTGCTGATCCTCACCCACGTGAAGGAACTCATCCAGCAGAACGTCATGGCGCTGCTCCGCGCCTGGCCGGAGGCGCCGGCCGGCATCTACTCGGCCGGCCTGTCGCGCCGCGATATCCACGCGCAGATCCTGTTCGCCGGCATCCAGTCGATCCACCGCCACGCGCGGCAGGTGCAGCGCTGCGACCTCGTGCTGATCGACGAAGCACACCTGCTCGGCCGCGGCGACAGCGGCATGTACCGCTCCTTCCTGGCGCAGCTGAACGAGATCAACGCCGGCCTGCTGAAGGTCGTGGGCTTCACCGCCACGCCCTATCGGCTCGACAGCGGCATGCTCCACGAGGGCAAGGACCGGCTGTTCACCGACATCGCCTTCCAGGTACCGGTACTGGAGATGATCCAGCAGGGCTATCTCTGCCCGGTCGTCCCCAAGCAGACCTCGACGCAGCTCGACGTCGGCGGCGTCGGTACCCGAGGTGGCGAATTCATCGCCAAGGATCTCGAGGCGGCGGTTGACCGCGACGAGGTCACGCGCGCCGCGGTGGGCGAGATCGCGCAGCATGGTGAGGGCCGCGGCTCCTGGCTGGTGTTCTGCTCCGGCGTGGCGCACGCCCGACACGTTCGCGATGCCATCCGCGAGCGTGGCATCTCCGCGGAAACGGTGACCGGCGACACGCCGGGGCCGGAGCGGGACAGCATCCTGGCGGCGTTCAAGGCCGGCCGGCTGCGGTGTGTCACCAACGCCAATGTCCTGACCACCGGCTTCGACGCGCCCGGCACCGATCTCATCGCGCTGCTGCGTCCGACGAAGAGCGTCGGCCTCTATGTCCAGATGGTCGGCCGCGGCACGCGCCTCGCCGAGGGCAAGGATGACTGCCTGGTGCTGGACTTCGCCGGCAACACGGCCCGGCACGGCCCGATCGACACCGTGGATGGCCGGAAGAAGGAACCCCCCGGCGACGGCGAGGCGCCGATCAAGGTCTGCCCGGAATGCCAGACCATCAACCACGCCAGCGCGCGGCACTGCATCGAATGCGACCACGAGTTCCCGCCGCCGGTCGTGAAGGTCGCGCCGCAGGCGGCGTCGAATGCGCTGCTCTCGACCCAGATCCAGGCGGCGTGGTGCGACGTGACCGGCATCACCTATGCCCGGCACGACAAGCCCGGAAAGCCGGCCTCTCTGCGCGTCACCTATGAATGCGGCCTCGCGCGGCACAGCGAGTGGGTCTGCTTCGAGCACACTGGCTTCCCCCGCGACAAGGCGGTGGGCTGGTGGCGGCGCCGCGCTGGCAATCTGCCGCCCCCTTCGACGGTCGACGAGGCGCTGGGTCGGGTGGACCAGCTGCGCCGTCCCATCGCGATCCAGGTGCGGCCGGCCGGGCAATACACCGAGATCGCCGCCGCGAGGTTTGTGTGAGATGCGCCGCCTGTCGTCTCCGCACCGCCCGCGGCTTTGGCTGGTTCGATCCGCGCGTGCGGACCAGCGAGCCGCTGCCGGCCTGTTCCATGCGCTGCATGAGCGCGCTCTGCCGGAGGTGGGGCGTGGTTGATCCCGACGAGCACGAGATCGCCGCGATCGCGGCGGCTAGCCCCATGGCAGGCGAATACTTGGAGAGCATCGGCAAGACCGATCTCGCGGTGCTGACCGAGGCCGAGTGGCTGACGCTGCTGGAGGTGATCATCACCGCCTACCAGGACGAGCTCGCGCGCCTGCTGGATCACGGCCGTCATCCGGCGCCCCCGCTCGCTGCGGGTGGCCGGTCATGAGTGGCGTTACCTCCGCCCGAGAGGTCGCGCGCCGGCTCGGCATCTCGCACACCGCGGTCCAGAAGGCCGAACGCGCCGGGCGGATCGCGCGTGAGCCGAGTGGCGCCTGGGACATGGAGAAGGTCCGGGCCGGGCTCGCGACCAAGGGCACCCCTGCGCCGCGCAAACCGTATGGTCCACGCGCGACGCAGCCGCCCTGGGCGAGGGCTGCGCACCACCTCGGCGAACTCGCGTCGGACATTCGCGGCCCCGCACGCGGGATCCACGCCGAGCTGGAGCGGGCACGCCAGGCGCTCGAACGCGCCGCCCGCCAGATGGCCGCGCTCTATCCCGAAATTCTGCGCCTGGAGCGCGCGTGCGACGCCGCCATTGCCGCGCAGGAAGGAGGCAGCGAGTGACGGATGCCCCCTCCTTTATGGCCGATTACGGCGAGCGCCTGGTCGATAACGGCTATTCCGTCATCCCGATCATGCCGGGCACCAAGGTGCCGGGGCGCTTCACCGGCGGGGAGTGGTCGCCCTATCCCGACTGGGCGCGTCACTGCGACCGGCCGACGAAGTCCTTCGAGGTGGACATCTGGCGCCGCTGGCCCGGCTGCGGCGTCGGCATCGCCACCGGCGCCGTTGTGGGCATCGACATCGATATCGTGGACGGCGCGCTGGCCATCCAGATCGCCGAGCTCGCTACGTCGATGCTCGGTGACACGCCGTGCCTGCGCATCGGCCGCGCCCCGAAGCGCCTGCTCGTCTATCGCGCGGCCACCCCCTTCGCGGGCCGCAAGCGCCATCCCCTCGAGCTGCTGGCGCGCGGCCAGCAATTTGTCGCCTATGCCGTGCACCCGGACACCGGCCGCCCCTATGAATGGCCGGAGGACAGCCTGGTGGAGCTACCGCTGTCCCGGCTGCCGGTCGTGGACGAGGCCGGCTGCACGGCCTTTCTGGACGCTGCCTGGCAGCTCGTCCCCGACGAGGTTCGGGTCAACTCGATCCTGGCGGACGCGCCCACCAGCACCTGGCGCGGCCCCAGTGACCCGAAGGGCACCCGGGACGCTATCGCCGCGGCGCTGGCCTGGCTGCCGAATAACGATCTGCCGGGCAACGAGTGGATCACCGTCGGCGCCGCGATCAAGGCCGCGATCGGCGAGGAGGGGCGCGACCTTTGGCTCGACTGGTCTCGGCGGTCCGGGAAGTCAGGGCAGTCGGGTCGATCCGACACCCCCGAGCGGCGCTGGGCCTCGCTGCGACCGCACAGCGTCGGGGCCGGGAAAATCTACTGGCTGGCCGAGCAGCGCGGCTGGGTACCGGATCCGGCGCTGACGCTGAACGGCACGACGGCGGAGCAGGCGGCACAGCCGCATCCTGCGGCGGGGCTTCTGGCGAAGGTCGCGGTCGCGCCGCTGCCGATCGCTCCGCCGCCGAAGCCCTATCGCGTCCCGCCCCAGCTGCTGCAGGTGGATGGCGCGCTGCGCCTGTTCGTGGACTACGCCACGGCCAGCGCCGTCAGCCCGCAGCCGTTCCTCTCGCTCGGTGCCGCCATCTGCCTGGTCGGCGCCATTGCTGGCCGCCGGTATCGCACGCCCACCGATCTGCGCAGCAACGTCTACGCCATCGGCATCGCCGACAGCGGCGGCGGCAAGGACCATGCCCGGCGCTGCGCCAAGCGCGCAATCTACGCCGCGGGCCTGGACCGATACCTCGGTGGCGAGGATCTCGCCTCGTCCGCCGGCCTGCTGACGTCGCTGCAGCGCCATCCCGCACGCCTGTTCCAGGTGGACGAATTCGGCCAATTCCTGAAGCTGGTCCTGAACCAGCGCGCGCCGGCGCATAAGGCGGCGATCTGGTCCGAGTTGACGAAGCTCTATACCTCGGCGGCCGAGCCCTACATCGGCGCCGAGTACGCCGACCAGAAGGCGCGGCCGCGCGTCACCATCGAGCAGCCCTGCGCCTGCATCTGGGGCGTCACCGTCCCGGGCCCGCTGTGGACGGCGCTGGAAGGTGGCGCGCTGGCGGACGGCTCCATCGCGCGCTTCCTGGTCTTCCTGACGGACGACGACTACCCCGAGCGCAACGAGGCCCCGGCGCCGATGGACCCGCCGGCGGCGCTGGTGTCGGCATTGCGGGCGATCGCGCGCGGCGTGCCCGGCCACAGCCATGGCGGGAACATCGCCGATGCCATGGAGTCCTCGGCGCCGATCCACGCCTACACGGTGCCGCTCAGCCCCGACGCCGAGGCGGCCATGGCTCGCGTGCGCCGCGAGGCCACCGACCTCCTGCGGTCGCACCGTGGTACCTACGCCACCGCGCTGTTCGGCCGATACGCCGAGAACGCGGCGAAGCTGGCGATGATCGCCGCCGTCAGTCGTGATCCCGCCCGGCCCATCACCCAAGCCCGGGACGTCACCTGGGCCTCGGCGTTGGTCGAGCACTGCATCGGCACGCTGCTGCGCGAAGCCGAGCGTCTCGTCGCCGACACGCCGGCGCATTCCCGCATCAAGAAGGTCCTCGAGGTGATCCGCAAGGCCGGCCGGATCAGCCGCAGCGCCTTCGTCCGGAAGACGCAGTTCCTCTCGAAGGCCGAGCGGGAGGACGCCATCGCCACGCTGCTCGACAGCAAGCAGATCGCGATCGAGGTCACGCAGAACGCGTCGGGCCCCGGCACCAGCTGGATCATCGCCACCGAACCACAGGAGGGCTTGAAGAGTGATGCTGCATGACGCGCGCAAACCCGTGGAAAACGGGATTCTTCAACAATTCAACTTTTCACGCGGGCGTATGCAGACGTTCGGGCGGGGGCGCGGGGGAGAGAGACCCATTGAAGAGTTTGAAGAATTGAATGGTTATATTGATCAGATAGTTAGGCCTCTCCCACCCCCTCGACTCTTCACCACTCTTCAAGAGCGCGGTCGGGGGAAGCAGGCATGAGCATGCCTGGCGCGCCCTTGCCGCCCCGCTCGTCCCTCGACCGCGGAAGCCGCACCGCAACCACCGTGCCCGAGATGGAGATGCTGCGCCGCCGCGTCTGGCAGCAGCAGGGCGTCGTCTCGCTGCACCTCGAGGACATCACCGATCCCTGGCTGCGCCAGGCAATTCAGAACGAAGCCGTGCGGCGCTGGGGCCCGCGGCAGCAGGAGAACACCCATGGCCGGTAAGCGGAAGGCAAAGGCCTCGAAGCGGAACGAGGCCCTCGGGCCGTCGAAGTGGCGGATGCAGCATGGCGGGTTCTCGGAGCCGATCCGTGAGGCCGATCCCGAAACCGGCCTGCCGGTCGTGCATCGCCGCACGGTCGACACCCTCGGCCAGATGCTCGCCAACGGCACCATCACGCAGGAGATGCACGACGCCGGTGCCGTGTTCCGCCGGCAGTTCCGCGTCGCGGCGCTGGATCAGCTGCGCGCCATGCCGCTGATGCGCATTCCAGGCGGCTCCGGTGATTCCCTCACCGATCGCCAGGTCGCAGCACGCGAGCAGGTCGCGCATGCCATGGTGGCGCTGGGCGGCTTCGAGAGCGCTGCTGGCTCCTGCGTCTGGCACGTGGTGGG